ACGGCCACCGGTACGCTGTCGCTGTATGTTGCCGGCCAGTTGCTCAGCCTGACTGTCGTTACGGGCGAGGTGCCTGCCGATATCGCGACGGCCCTGGTGGCGCTGGTCAATGCCAGCAGCAACCTGCCGGTCACGGCGGCCGTGGCCACCGATACCAGCACCGTTACGCTGACCGCCAAGAACAAAGGCGCCGGCGGCAACGAGATTGACCTGCGCCTGAATTACCTCGGTTCTGCCAGCGGCCAGACCACTCCAGTCGGGTTGACCGTCGCGCTGACGCAGATGACCAGTGGAGCGACCAATCCGACGCTGAACGCTGCGCTGGCGAACCTGGGCGATGAGCCGTTCGACTTCATTGTCTGCCCGTACACCGACACTGCCTCGCTCGATGCGCTGAAGAGCCTGCTGAACGATCAGAATGGTCGCTGGAGCTACGCGAGCCAGATCTACGGTCACGTTTTTGCTGCCCAGCGCGGCACCCTGTCGACGCTGGCCACGGCGGGGAACGCCCGCAACAACCAGCACGAAACCATCATCGGCTTCTACGATTCGCCAAGCCCGGCCTGGATCTGGGCGGCTGACGTGGCCGGTACCGCCGCAGTGTCGCTGCGCGCCGATCCGGGCCGACCGCTGCAAACCCTGGCCCTGAGTACGGTGCTGGCGCCACCTTCGGCGTCCCAGTTCATCCTGGGCGAGCGCAATACCTTGCTGTACGACGGCATCTCGACCTTCACGGTTGCCAGTGACGGTACCGTGGCGCTGGAAAACGTCATCACCACCTACCAGAAAAACGGTTTTGGTGCTGCCGACGACAGTTATCTGCAGATCGAATCCATGTTCCTGTTGATGTACGGTCTGCGCGACATGCGCACCCTGGTCACTTCGAAGTATGCCCGGGTCAAGCTGGCCGATAACGGTACCCGGCCACCGCCAGGCTCTGCGATTGTCACGCCGAACATCATCCGCGCTGACCTGATTGCCCGGTACCGCGCGCTGTGCGATGACGGTTTCATGCAGGATGCTGACGCTTTCGCCAAGGCCCTGATCGTCGAGCGCAACCGCACCAACCGCAACCGGGTCGACATCCTCTGGCCTGCGACCCTGATGGACCAGCTGCGCATTTTCGCGCTGCTCGCTCAATTCCGCCTGTAACCCCAGGCTCAACCCAAATGACCGCCGCGTGCGGTTTTTTTTCGTCTGGAGAATGACATGGGCGATACATCTAACCGTCTGGCCGGTACCTGCTACCTGTCCGTGGACGGCGCGAGCTTCATGCTTGCCGGGGACTTTTCCTACAAGGTCTCCGGTTTTTCCCGCGAGACCCTGAAGGGCCAGGATGGCGTTCACGGTTACAGCGAAACCCCACAGCCTGGCTATATCGCAGCCACTATTCGTGACTCGAAAGGGCTGAGCATTTCCGATATCAACGCCATGACCAACGTCACGGTCGTTGCCGAGCTTGCCAACGGTAAAACCATCATCGGCAGCAAGATGTGGACCACCGAACAGCAAGAAGCCAAAGCCACCGACGCCACCATTGAAGTCAAATGGGAAGGCGCATCCGTCACGGAGAATTGATCCATGCAAGATGAAATCACGATCGAACTGAGCGCGCCCGTAAGCATTGGCAAGGGCGAAGCCGCCGTTATCTATGAAAAGCTGGATCTGCGTGAGCCGACCGCCGGCGAACTGGAAAAGGCCTCTCGCGCTGACACCTCTGTCGGCTCTGCCATCACCCTGATCAGCCTGATCACTGCCATTCCCCGTGGCGCTGTCGAGAAGATCAAAAAACGCGATCTGGTGGCGGCAAACCGTTTCCTCGAGGGTTTTACCGACGCTGGCCAGCCGGCGGTGGTGGATGGCCAGAGCTGATCGCTGAACTGACCAAGTACTACGGTTGGGGGCCGCAAGATGCCTGGTCCCTGACCTTGACCAGGCTCGAATGGTGGAATGAACAAGCGTTGCGCATGAAGGGGTAACAGCAAGTGGCGAACACTTTTACGTTCACGATCAGTGCAGTGGACAAAGCAACGGCCACGGTGCGCAAGGTCAACGACTCGATTGGCCGCATGACGCGGCCGTTCGAGGATGTTGGCAAGTCCTTCAAGAGCCTGGGCCGGGAACTTGGTTTCGAAAAAATCGGCAAGAACCTCACTGCTATCGGCTGGGAAGCCGAGGGTGCCGCCCGCGGCGTCGGCGCTATCGTCGCGCCACTGGCGGCCATCACCGGTATTGGCTCGGTAGCCGGTGTTGTCTCGCTGGCGAAAAGCTGGGGCGAACTGGGCCGCTCTATCGACAACAGCTCACATGCCATTGGAATTTCGTCAAACCAGCTTCAAAGCTTTCAGGGAGCGGCGAAACTGGTAGGTATCGATACCGCGACCACTACGGCCAGCCTGGATGGGTTGGCCACCACCATGCAGGATGCCAAATGGGGCCGTAATCAGGGTGCATTGCAACTGCTGAATAAGCTCGGCATTGGCCTGAAGCAAACCAAGGACGGCGCCTGGGACGTGGTGGGCGAGTACAAGGCCATCGCCAACGCGATTGCCAATGAGAAAAGCCCGCAGGTGCAGGCGTTGATCGCCAATAACCTCGGGCTGGGCGCCATGTTGCCGTTTCTTCGTGAAGGCGAGGCGGGGATAGCTCGCTACGAAGAAACCGTGAAGCGCCTGGGTTACGTCATGGATGAAAGCGCGGTCAAGCGGGGCAAGGACTTTGCCCAAAGCCTGTCCGGACTGGATATCGCCATCGACGGCACCAAAAATGCCATCGGTGACTCATTGATTCCTATCATCAAGCCCATGGTGGACGACTTTGCGAACTGGCTGGCTGTGAATCGCCAATTGATCGCGACGGACATCGCCAGCTGGGCCAAGGGCTTTGCGACCTGGGTGAACAGTATTGACTGGAAAAGCGTCGGTACTGGCTTGGTCAATTTTGGTAAGGGCATCAGTGATGTTGTTGAATGGCTGGGCGGCTGGAAAACGGCGGCGTTGATAGTCGCGGGCGTGATGAGCGCCAGTCTGATCGGGAGTGTAATTGCCCTTGGGGCAAACCTGGTGACCGCCGGGGTAGGGATCGTTTCGTTTGTTGGGATTCTGTGGCAGTGGCAAAAGGCAGCGGCGGCCGCGACCGAGGCGCAGACGGCGCTAAATACAGCCGGCGCGGTCAAGGGCGTTGCCGGCAAGGCTGGGTTATTGGCCTTGGCCGGCGTTGGCGGTTATGAACTCGGATCGGTACTGAATGACAAGTTCATTGAGGGGACCTCGTTCCAGGACAAACTTGGCGAGTACTTGGTGAAGGGCGCCGCCATGGTGGGTGTGGGTAGCGCGCAGGAAGCGGTCGCGACCACCGAGATCGGCAAAGGCGTGATTCCTGGTGGTCGAGATAAGGCCGAGGACGCCATCAAGTTCTTCATGGACAAGGGCTGGACCAGAAATCAGGCATCCGCCATATCTGCCAACTATGGCCTGGAAAGCCAATACAACGCCGCAGCTGTCGGAGACGGTGGAGAGGCTTACGGCTTGGGTCAGTGGCATCGAGGCCGCCGGGATGATTTCAAGAACTGGTCAGGCAAAAGCATGATCGGTTCTACCCCTGAAGAACAGATGGCATTTACTCAGTATGAGTTGACGCAAGGCAAGGAGGTAGCGGCGGGCAATGCGTTGCGTGTAACGAAAACTGCTCAAGAAGCTGGCGAGGTCGTTTCCCGAAAATACCTACGTCCAGGCGTTACTGACGAAGCCAAGGATCGTGAGGCGCGTGTCCGTGGTTTGCTCGCGTCCAAGCTGGCCAGTCCCGCCGATTTACCAGCCGCGCCGGTGACAAACCCTACGGCATTGTCGAAGCCCGATCCCGCTGCCCAATCCGCTCCGGTAGCCACACCTGCTCCGGCGCCCGCAGTTCCAGCACCGGCCCCGCAAGGGCCGATTACCAGCAACACCGCTGAGCCTGTCAACGGCAAGCTTCATCTAGAAATTGCTCACGTAAACGCGCCGGAAGGCACGAAGTCGAGACTCAAGGACGAGGGCAACATCTTGGCATCGAGCCGTATTTCCTATTCTGGCGTTGGAGGAAACATCGCATGAGCCTGTTGACCGATGTCGTCCAGATCGCCATCGACTCGAACAAGACCTGGCAGGATTCTCTGAACAAGGCGTCGTTCCGGGGTGTTCCGTTCGCGGTGTACGGCGGCGACTCCCGGTTTGGTCGTCGCCTGGCGATCCACGAATACCCTGGCCGGGATCGACCCTACATCGAAGACATGGGCCGCTCGACTCGCAGCATCCGCATGAGCGGCTTTCTGGTGAGTGACAGCCTGATCTATGGTGGCGGCAACGTGCTGGCGCAGCGAGACGCGCTGGTGGCCGCTGTTGAGCGTTACGGCCATGGTCAGCTGATCCATCCAACCCTTGGCGGCCTGAAGGTCAGCGTGCCCAACGGCGGTCTGAGCGTGGTTGAACGCTGGGACATGGGGCGTTATTTCGAGATCAGCCTGACCTTCATCGAGGGCGGCGTCCGGATCTTCCCGACCATCAAGGCATCACCCGGCAGTCTGCTGGATAAGCTGGCGGCGGCCCTGGGCCTTTCCTCCGTGCTCGACTTTTCGCGCAAGGTGATCGGCGGCGTGACGGCGGTCATCAATGCTGTGGAAGGGGTGATTAAGTTCGGCAAAGCCATTGTCGGGATGGTGGTGGGTGTAATCGCCGATTTCAAAATGCTGGTGGGCCGGGTGATGCGCGATGTTCGCAGCATCACCAGTCTGGCGGGCCTGCTGGTGGGCGACTTCGGTCGTTATGCCAATGGCAACCTCAGCAGCGCGCTGGTTCAGAGCAAAAAGGCCAAGAGCAGTAGCACCACGATGGCCGACCTGATTGCCAAGAACACCGCCAGCCGAGCCGCTGTCGACGTGGCCATGGCCAGTCTGACCAGCGCGGCCGTGAACCTGGATGCTCGATCCGGTGATAGCTTCACTGCTGCCGTACAGGCCGTCATGGCGGCTATCGTCGCCAGTGTTGCCGACCCCGGCAGCGCGATAACCCTGCTGGCGCCCCTTGCCACCTATACGCCGTCGACCCCGACCGGTAGCGCCGTCATGGGGCAGGCGAAGGCCGTGGCCCAGGCCGCCACCGGGGCACTGATTCGGCGCTCGGCGCTGGCCGCCATCGCCCAAGTCGTCGTGAATTACGTGCCAACCTCTTATGACGAGGCCATCAACACGATGAACGTGGTGATCGGCCTGATTGACGCCGAGGTGCTGGTGGCGGGGGATGCCGGTGACGACGAGACCTACACCGCACTGGTGGCGCTGCGTCAGGCCGTGGTGCAGACCTTCACAACGTCGGGTGCCACCTTGCCGACACTGGAGACGTTCACGTTCCGCGCACCCATGCCCGCGCTGGTCATGGCCAATCGGTTGTATCAAAACGCCGACCGGGCAGATGAACTGATCCAGCAGGCCAACCCGATCCATCCCGCTTTCATGCCGACCACCATTAAAGCCCTGGCCAAATAGGCTGGCGCCTT